GAGATACTTTTGATGCTGTGGGCATCAATATCAACAACAATGGCAAGTTACGGGGTTTCAATGGCAAGACAGGACTTAACCTAACACAGTTTAAGAACAACAGTTACTTTGGCAACAGTCCAGGCACAGCCGCAGAGCGTTGTGGACCTAACTTTACATTCAATAGTTTTGCTGGTGATGAAGACACAGCCAACAATGCCTTGTATCTCACAGATCAAGATGGCATTGGTCAGATCACTTGGTTTGCACAGCCCAACACATCAAGCCTAGTGAGTTCAACATTCACACCAGCCAGCATCACAGTCAAGGCCACTGAAACACATAACACCAGCACCAAGCAAGGTGCAGGTATGTATCTACAGCACACACCCAACAGCAATGGAGCCAATGCCGCACCAAGAACATTCTTAAGAGCAGAAGATGCCACCACAGAACTCTTGGCCAAGACCACATTGAAGTTGGGCAAGATCAGCACTGCTGCCAACGCCACAGCCAGAGCATTGAGTGCCACAGCAGCCAGTACTTGGTTGACATTGACAGACACCAGTGCCACATTTACGGCTCCAGTTAAGTTCCCAGTGTACACTAGAACTGCGGCCTCAGCCATAACAGGCAGTGTGGGCATGCAGATCTGTATCAGCGACAGCAGTGGCAGCAGTACTCAAAGTGATGATGGTATGATGGCCTATTGGAAAACCAATGGCACAGCAGGATGGTATTACATCCATGACAACAGAGCAATCTAAGGATACTTTATTATGACAAAACCAATTAGAGATGACTACGACACTGAAGTTGAATTCCGCATTGCCTTAATGGCTTGGCGTCGCTGGGTCCTGGCACAGCCTACTACTGATGAGGCAGCGTAATGGCCGGCAAGCACACAGTACAAGAAGTTTGGGACGAAGTACAGGTAATTAAACTCAATCACCTTGAGCATCTTAAAAGCGACATAGAACACATTAAAAGTGATGTGGACAAAGTAGACAAGAAGGTTGATAAGATGGATCAACGTCTATGGGCCATCATAATCATCTTGCTGACAGGCATTATTTTACCAGCAATTATAGCCCTGGTTAAGTAAATGCATGACAATGCTGACAGGTGCCCAACAAGACGGACGATGTACCGGTAAAAAGTACAGGGTTTTATTTGCCCGAGAATCCTGGGGCAAGACTTACTTGTTGGCCTATGATGCACTATGGTACAGTAGATTCAGAAATAAACGAATCTTAGTCATTACCAGCAAGATAGAAGAGTTTAACTCGGCACTCAGTGAATTTGCTATACAGGAACATGACAGCAGTGAGATAGTGGTGTCCAACAAGTTTGAACCTGGATCTTGGTTTATGATCATCATAGACAATGCTGAAACTTACAATGAAGCAGACTTAAAAAGTTTAATCACACAATGTGACGGTGATGCTTTACTTTGGATCAGCAGTAAGATATTACCCAAGACTCACTGGCTAAAAAGATACAGTGAGATAAAGAAAAAGAATAGGATAAAATATAATGAATGGTGGATTTTTCAAGGAGACAGTCGTGACAGTTATACAAGAAATCAAAGTGAAACAGAATATACTCAAGAGTTTCTATAAAGAACATCCCTCAGTTGCTGGCGCAATTATGTGGGGAGAAATCCTGGCCTTGGGCACAGGCATATTCATTGGAGTCTTGTTAAAAGGTGTATTCTAAATGGCCAAACCAGGTAGAAGCACAGTACTGACCAAACACTACGAGGTCACTGCACACGGCGTTGCTAGACAAGATGTCCTGGTCATGACAGACATGTGGTTTGTGTGTCATGACAATGAACCTGTGGCATTGAAGAAAACATTCTATGCTCAGGGCATGCAAAATAATAAAAAATACGTAAAATTAATCTATCCGGAACGAGGCAGAGCAATGACAATAGCCAATAATTTAAATAAAGAATATTCAACAAACAAATTTAAGATTGTCAATCTTTCAAACTTGTTTAAGCATCTAAAGTTGGATGAGTTTGTTGACTGCCAGGATCAATTGGAAATAAGCCCACCTCGTCGAGTGCCCGTCAAACCAGAAAAACTGGCCACTGTCACTGATTCTAGAAATGTTGAGTCCAACATCATAATACGCACTGGTGGGCGCACTGGCCGACCACGAGAGATCCTGCCACACAAAGATATTAGTCGACAGCATCTTGTTATCTTGGATGAGAAAATTTCTAATAAGTTCTTTGACTAGGCATAAATATTTTTGTAGTACTGCTCCAGCGTATTACAAGAAGCATAGCAATTCTCGACACGGCGCAAGCCATTAAACCCCCAGGTGTAGTCATGTTCATCTGGGGGTTTTCTTTTATATGCGGTAATAGTTCTCGGGATCAGACTTAAACAATTTGTATATTTTATCTCTATTGCTGTTGACTTGTCTCAAGTATTCTGCTATACTGGGGAAATTACCCTCAGGAGTACGTATTGCTCTGGCTCGATATTCGCACCTTGGTTTATAAGTTTTTGATTTACTGGGAATATAAGTCTTAAACTGGCTGGTGCCTCTTTTTGTAAAATCAGTTTCACGGGCGTTTTGTTCGTGTGTTATTTTTTTGCAATTGTCGGGACTGTATGGTCCTACATCCCCCAATCTGGCACAGCACAACTTACCCCGTCCTTGACCACGATACTGGTAATCATCGCCCCACCAATTCAGCCAAGATTCAAATGTAAACTCCCAGGCTATGCCACGCTTCTTGGCCATGCTCTTTTGGCCACAGTAGTTGTCCATGATTCGTTTGCGTTCACGACCGTGTATATTTTTATATTCTTCTGTGTTCATGATTGCAACCTTTCAAACACAGCACTGTAACTCTCAGCCCGGGCCAATTCTAAAGCCTCTTGATCACAAAACTCCACAGGTTCTAAATCAAAGCCTGGTGCAAAGGTATTGTAAATTGCGGCTGTGGCTTCAAGTTGTCGAGTGCTCCAGTCATTACCCAACATACCTTTTTGTTTGATAATACCAATAATAAAGTCTCTGTTGCTTTGTACACCACGAACACCGTGTGTACAAGGTTTAGCCAACCACCTATCAAATGGCCGTCTAAGTTCTGGATCTAAGTCTGCACCCATGATGTCTCCTATGCGTACGAACTGTTCTACCAGCGCATCGTAGTCTGCCTGTGGCATCTTAACGTAATGTCCATCTCCCACCAATTGCTTCTTGGCTAATTTATATTTGATTGTCTTCATGTCTGCTCCTTTGGATTAATATTCTTCTGACAATATTACTTAGCATAGTTTGCCGCTAAGTGCTATTTTTTAACGATTAAATTGCAATAAATTTCACTGTCTGATGTCAAACTAGACTTGTAATACACTAGTAACACTAAACATTTAATTGCTTATAATAACAAGCAAGCCCAGCAGTGAACAACGAGTCTACGAGTTGTGAACACATCTGCGTCTAGCAGATGTCCCCATGATACTGTTGATAATCGAACTTGAGTTCATATCCAGTTTGTTGTCTTATTTGATCTGTTAGTTCTAAGACATTAACTCCTTGTTGGCTCATCCAACCATCATGTATCCAGAAGTACTGAATCTTTCTCTTTGACAAATGTCTGCGTATAATCTTACCAATACTGGCTTCTTCTCGTCGATATATCTCGGCTCGATATCTACTGGTTAATTTTTGAGGAGTAACCTCACGACTTCTAATGGCCAACCAAGATAATTTAAGATCTTGTTTGAATTGATTGATCCAGGGGTGTTGTTGTAACCCCCTCATTTGATCTACTCTAAAGTCAACTACCGCAAATAACTTGCTGTCACGATATGTACTGAGTCGTCCTCCCATGCACAAGGCAGTGAGTATCTCTTTAATCTTAGAGACTTCAATGCCCAGTTCCTCGCTGAGTCTCAATCTTACTTGAGTTCTATCAGCACAATATTCGTCTAATGCAGGTTGAGGTTTGACTAGTCCTCTACTCCTGGCCAACTGACTAATAACTGTGGCACTGGCACAGCAGATGTCGTAGTCATGCACGTAGCCACGACGAGCCAACAAAGGGTTTCTAATAGACCTAGAGTAAGTTTGCAAGGGATGATAACTGCGATCTTTGATGTCAGTGTATACCATGGGTTGATCCAGTAATGCCCCAGCACTGGCCATGGCCAATTGATGACTGTCCACACCTAGTTGTGTTTTCAAATCACTGAGATTGGTTCGATTCACTGAGTAACTCTTGCACATGCCTCGATGCATGTTGTAGTGTTGATCTATGACCGTCAACAGTTGCGCTCTTAGCCAAGCACTTGTTTTATTTTGTTGTTGGCCAAAGTTGGCATCTAACACCACACGGGCTATACGCCTAATGGGTTGCCGTCTAAAATACTGTTCAATCCAAACAATGGCCTGCTGTGCTCGTCGTAGATTGCGTGGGTCTGCAAAATTAGGAGTGAGCATGATACTCTGCCTCCAATTCCATGCCAAGACTCTCAAGTTCTCGGGCGTCATTTAAACTGACCCAGGCCAAAAACAAAGGCTTGCCTCGACGATTTCGACAGTCCATGCATATCAAACTGTTGGCATTGTGTGCCACTCCAGGCCCCAGTACTACTACACACCGTCCATGTTCGTCCAGTAGTCGATCGATTAATTTCATACACTGCTCCTTATTAAATGTATTACAAGTATTATATAGCATTACTTATGCCTTGTCAAGAAATTTCTTGTTCTAAGCCAAAATGCCGTGATTGTGCAATTATAAATGCACAAGGCTGTAAATTTGCTAAGTAACTATGTTATGGAGATTTGATATGTTAGATGTATTCACACCGCAGAAGAACACAGGCAGCAAACATGGCTTGGCCAAATGGACTGAAGCAGAGGTCATAGCCCTTAGACTGGAGTATGAAGCGATATGTCTAGCGCAGGGCAAAACAAGAGGAGCCATAGCAGAATTGGCTCGCAGACACAGCAATATGAGCCGACAAACCATCGAGTTCATAGTTAAACGTAAAATGTGGAAACATTGTTAATATGAGTCAAGGTAAAACAGGACCGCAATGGGGTGAAAAGGTTGTCAGAGGACTTATAGTAGGCCGTGACAAGATTGTAGTGCCCCCAGAAGAAGTACAAGCACTCAGTGCCCTGGGCTGTACTGGTCCTGAGATCTGTGACTTCTTTGGCATAACACTCAGTACCTTAAGGTATAACTTTAGTGTAGAAATCGCAAAAGGCGGTGCTGAATTAAAGCAGAAATTACGTAGAGCAATGTTGCACAATGCCATTGCCAATAACAACGCAGCAGTACAAATATTCTTAGCCAAGAACATCCTTTCAATGAGTGACAATGGCATGGTCACAGACGCCAGTCAAGTATTACCTTGGACTGATGATGAACCTGAAAAGATTACACCGGCGCAACGCACACACCTGGAGAATGAGTATGAAGACCTGCAAGTTGATGAAGAACGACAACATGTTTGTTCAGAAGTTTAAGTTTCGTAGTCTCAGTGAGGACTTGTACAGTTTAAAGATTGAGCGACAAGATGCTGACTTAGACCTCAGCGATTTGGAATTCTTCTTAGATACTCAACAGTTAATTCTGTTGATTGATGCCGCAAGAAGGGAATTAAAATGACTATTGTGCCACAAGGACAAACTAATTTAAATGTCAGTTTCAACACTGAATCAAAGTCCTGGGTCTTAAAGATTGTTCGCAACGAAAGTGGCGTACCCGAGACTTGGGAAGTAGATCTTGATCACACAACCATTCGTGAGTTCAGCGATGGACTCATTGATCTCCTGGATCGTGTTGAATGCGACATGGGCAGTAAGTTAAGACACTAATGCCACTCAGCGCCGCACAACAAACTATAGCCAACTGCGAAAAACGCATGATCGTCGTGTGCGCCGGCCGACGGTTTGGAAAAACATTCTTAAGTAGACATCTCCTGGCTCGGGCTGCTAGATTCCCCCGTCAAAATGTAGTATACCTAGCACCCTCCTACAGAATGGCCAAGGGTATTTTATGGCGGCCACTCGTAGAAAAACTACAGAGTCTTAATTGGGCCAAGAAGATTAACCAGTCTGAACTCAGCATAACATTGGTCAACGGCAGTGTCATCAGTCTCAAGGGTGCAGAGAACTTTGATTCACTGCGTGGATTAGGCATCACATATCTTGTGTTAGATGAAGTGGCCGACATGAGTCCAGAAGTCTGGGGAACTATCAGACCTACACTCAGTGACACCGGTGGGCGTGCTTTGTTCATTGGCACACCCAAGGGCATGAATCACTTCAAGGACTTGTTTGACATGAGTCTCACCAATGATCAGTGGGCAAGTTTTAGTTTCACTACCTTGGATGGCGGCAATGTTCCAGAAGATGAAGTCCTGGCTGCACAACAAGATCTCAGTGCCAAAGTATTCTCACAAGAGTATCTTGCCACATTCGAGAACTTCAGCGGTGTGATCATGGGAGACTTTGGTGAACACAACATCAAGCCTGTGGACAAACCGGCAGCACAAGAAAGACTCATAGTGGGCATGGACTTTAACGTTACACCAGGCTGCGCTGTCATAGGTCGGCAGACTAAACTTGGTCTAGAGATATTTGATGAACTGTACATTGAGAACACCAACACCAATGAAATGATACTTGAGATACGCAACAGGTATCCCACTCAGCCCATAGTGTGTTTCCCAGATCCAGCAGGAGTGCAAAGAAAGACCAGTGCCAACGGCAACACAGACATTAAGATCTTAGAGATGGCTGGATGGGATGTTAGATATCACAGAGCACATCCATTGGTCAAGGATAGAATAAATGCAGCCAACAGTTTGTTTCATCTAAGAGATGATGGCACAACAAAGTTTAAAGTAGATCCTGGATGTAAACATTTAATTAAATGTCTACGCAACTGGACCTACAAAGAAGGCACAATGGTGCCCAACAAGGACGGCAATGATCACATGGTTGACGCTGTTTCATACGCCATAGAATTCTTGTATCCAATCACTGTGCGAAGGTCAGCACCTGAACCACAGCGTTGGGGACATAATATTCGCTAATAAAGATAAATATTAAACCGGAGATACCACCATGGATCAAGTACTACAACAGCAATACGCTGACATTATGAGCAGCAATAGTCTGCACAATCGCAATAGAGATCGCTGGAATTTTTTGTTAAATTCTTTCGTGGGCGGCGAAGAGTATCGCAACGCAGGATATCTCACTAGGTATGTGCTGGAAAGTACTAGTGAGTATAATCAACGACTCAGCACCACACCATTGGAAAATCATTGCAAATCAATTATTGCAACCTACATTTCTTTTCTATTCAGAGAAGAACCAGGGCGTGATCTAGGCAGTGCTGCCACTGATCCCACCATTGAAAGTTTCCTAGAAGACTGTGATTGGGAAGGTCGTGACTTAGATAGTTTTATGAAACACGCCATGACTTGGGCCAATGTGTTTGGACATTCGTGGATCATAATGAGCAAGCCAGACATTGGCGCCAGCACTCGTGCAGATGAAATAGCACAGGGTGTTAGACCATATCTTAATCTATTGACTCCCCTGAGTGTGACAGATTGGCGGTGGAGTCGACGCCTCAATGGCAGTTATGAACTCACATACTTCAAGTATGTTGAAGATGCCAATGACACAGTGACAGTGATTAAAGAATGGTATGTAGACAGTATTGTCACCACCACAGTCAATCATGACAAAAAAGAAGTTACGGCTCGAGAGATTGTAATCAATGGACTGGGAAAAATTCCAGCAGTAATTTTATATGCACAGACAAGTCCAGTACGTGGCATAGGCTTGTCAACCATAAATGATTTGGCAGATGCACAGCGTTTTATCTACAATATGACCAGTGAAGCAGAGCAGGCAGTTCGTTTGGGACTACATCCAAGTCTAGTTAAAACAGAAGACACTGAAGCAGGATCTGGCGCAGGGTCAATTATTCATATGCCAGCACACCTTGATCCTAACTTAAAGCCTTATGTGTTGGAGTTCACAGGCAGTGACATCAGCAGTATCTATACTGCCATTAATCACACTGCTGACAGTATTGACAAGATGGCCAACACAGGCAGCATTCGTGCCACTGAAGCAAGAGAAATGTCCGGTGTATCAAGAGAGGTTGAGTTTCAACTTTTAAATGCCCGTCTCAGTGAAATGGCTGATAATATTGAACTGGCTGAAGAACAACTATGGCAATTCTATTGCGAGTATCAAGGCTATATTTGGGATGGCGAAATTGATTATCCTGATAGTTTCTCAGTACGTGACACAGGCAACGATGTCAAACAATATATTGATAGTTTAAATGCTGTTCAAGATCCAGTTAAGAAACAAACTCTTGAATGGGCTATTATGACTGCCCTGGATCTAGAAGGACCCGAGCATGAACAATTAGAAGATTTGGCCATGACCACAGGCTACGACATTCATAGTATGATGAATCCCACAACTGGTGCAACAATAGAAGTGGCCACAGAGCAACAACACATTGATGCCATTGCTGCTGGCTATACACTAGAAGCCCGTGGCGAAAGCGATGACAAATAATCCTGGAGAACAATTATGCCAATGAAAAAAGGTTATGGTAAAAAAACAATATCTAAAAATATTGCCAAAGAAGTCAAGGCTGGACATCCAGTTAAACAAGCAGTGGCCATGGCATACTCAAGTGCTCGTGCCAGTGCTCCTCGGGCTTTAAAAAGCAAATTCACTAGATCAAGTCGAAAGAAGTAATTAAATATAGCATTTGATAGAAATGCTATAAATAGACTTACAATACTCAAACGGAGGCGAGAGACACGATGAACTCATCACAAACATCGGCATATGAAGCAGACACTGATTCTGCAACCGAAAATAATCAGGCAGCAGTAGAAAAAACCTATAGTCAAAGTGAAGTCAACGATATGATGGCACGTATGAAAAGTACAGTGGCAAAAAAAGCGTTGAAGCCTTATGAGGATCTAGGTGACCCCGAAGAACTTCGCAGCATTAAAAATTCCTATCAGCAAAAGCAAAAGGAAGATCAAATGAAGCGTGGAGAGTGGGAGTCCATTCTACAAGAACAGGCAGCAAAAAGTGCTGCTGAGATCTTGAAGCGTGAAAATGTAATTAGAGAGTTTAAGGTAGAACAGCCATTGGTTTCATTGGCAGCACAATACCGCAGTGTTAATCCTGAACAGGTCAAGACTTTGCTCAAAGGCAATCTTCGGTTAAATGAAGATGGCGAAGTAGAAGTATTTGACACCAAGGGCAAGACTCGTTACGATGATGATGGTACTCCACTAAGCGTGGAAAAGTATGTCAAGGAATTCCTAGATGCTAACCCTCATTTTGTAGGAGCAACACCTGCTACAACACACACTAACAGCAATGTTAGTTCGGGTGTTCCAAGTTCTATTAAACTAGAAGATTTAGATTTAACTCGTCAGGATCATAGAAAAGTTTATGCCGAGGCTCGCAAGGCCGGGCGATATTAAAATTTAAAGGAAAATAACAATGGCACATTCAAGCCCATTCTCGACATCATTAAGCGGTATGGTTGTACCGGTCAAGGCAGCAACAGTTTATGCAGCCCAAGAAAGCAGCCTATTCCTCAGCGGTCAGTTGATCCCTCAGATCGCTGTACCTGCTGGTTCAATCACAGCGCAAGTACCATTCCTAGCAGCGGCTTCAGCAGCCACTACTATCAGTGCCTACAACGACAGTGATGACGTTTCAAGTCAGACATTACTAGCAACACCTAAGAATATTACAGCCAGCATCTATGCTGCTCGTACTATCTTACGTGACCTCGGTTCCATTGATCCAGCAGAAATTGGTCGTGTACTAGGTAATGCTGTGGCCAAGAAGTTCGACAAGGCTGTCATGGCTGCGTTTGCCACTGGCAGCACAAACTATGCTACACCAACAGACACTCTATCTATGAATCTATTGTTTGATGTTGCTGCTGCAATTCGTGGCACAGGTGACAGCACTCCGTTGTACGCCATTGTCAGTCCAGCACAGGCTGCTAATCTATTGAAGAACATTGGTACATCAGCGTTCGCTGGTGGTCAGTATCAGACTGAAGCGTTGATGAATGGTTTTGTTGCCAAGGCAGCAGGCATTACAATCTTCCAAAGTTCATATGCCAACGCCACTGACTTCGGTGAAGCCCTGGCCTATGGTGTTGTGTTCTCACAAGACGCCATGCGTGTGGCAATGTTCAAAAATGTAGACGTGGAGGTCGCAAGACGTGCAGAAGCAGTGGGTAACGACATTGTTGCCAGCCTACACGCTGGCGTTGGCCAAGTAGACGCTGATCGTATCAGAGTTCTGACAGCCACTGCTTAATCATTGAATAAGGACTGATCACCATGGCATTCATTACTAGTCTAGGAACTTTTATCAGTTTCGCAGAATACTCTGATGTACTGACTCGTGATCAGCGTTTATTTGAGGCCAACGAAGGACTAACTGAAGAAGTAATCGAAGGATTATTAGAACAAGGAACAAGCAGGGTCTTGACAAAAATCAAGGCCAGTAATTGGTGGAAAGAAAACCAGTTTAAGTTTGATCCTAGTTTAAACAATGATCCAAGATTAGTGCCCTCAGTTGATCCATTTAGAATAGAGGGTAGGCAGCAAGACTTTACAGACTTGACTGTCTACCTTACTCTGTCAGAATATGTATTACCTAAGATAGCAGACTTTACCGACGATGGTAATGCTGATGTCAAGAAGATACAGTTCTACAAAGATAAGTTTGACAATCTATTTGTTGAACTACTAGAAGATGGAAGTTGGTACGATTTTGATGATTCAGGTACAGTGGACACCACGGAAAAATATCCCAGTGTTCACAATCTGATTAGGGTTAGATAATGCGAAGCGAGTTATTAACTTATTTGACAGCAAATGCTGCCACAGGCTTTAAGGTCAGTCAAGAACTACCTTGGAGTACCAGCGGTGTAACACTGTACAATAAGAACTTGAAAACAATTTATCTTGACCAGGAACAACAAGAGTTAGAGGATCTAATCCCACTAATGAATGCTGATCCAATTCAAAATCGTATTGACAAGGTTCGGGGGTATTTGACAGTTGATGCAAAAAATGCACCAGCACAAATAAACTCAATGATTACCACAGTTAGAGCAGCAACACTCAGCGCAGGCAATCTAGGTGATTATCACACAAAGACTTTGACCTTAGATACCAGCATCGACAATGACCAAATTACATATTCTTTTGAATATGTGTACACAACACTTATAGGAGCATAAAACAATGGCATATATTAACGCAGCAACAAGCGGCAACTTTGCTACTGTGATGGTTCGAGTAAATGACGGTGGAGCGCCAGCAATTGGCGACTTTATCACTAACGTAGCAACACCGGCTAAAACCGCTGCTACGTTAGAAATTCCGGCATTACAAGACATTACAATAACAAACAATGCGGGTACTTTCCGCTGGAAACAACTTGATAGTTTATCTGAAAAGGTAGTATCAACAGTTTCAACAAACAGCGTTGGTGGCAACTTAGTCATCGACACAACTGCATTCTTCGGCGACGGTGGTGCAACTACCAGTGCTGATGATAAAGGACTGTTTAACCTAAGCAATGAGAAGACATCTGTCGACTTCGTTGTATTCTTCAGTGGATACAGTGTAGCCGACCGTTACATCATGGGCACAGGCTACATTACAAACGTAGCCCCAAAAGTTAGCGCAGATTCGCCCGTGTGGGTAAGTCCATTTACTATTGAAGTAGATGGAGATTACTCAGTTGGCACTGTACCAGCAGCAGCATAATAGTTAAAAGTTTTAACTAAGAACGGGGCAAGGATCTTTGGGTTCTTGCCCTTTTTTTATAAATACCAATGAGGATTTGAAGATATGTTATTTGATGACAAAACCATCGTAGAAATTCTAAAGAGTCTAGAGGGCGAATCAGCCAAGGCTCTGGGGGAAATTCAATGTGCTGAACGAGATATTAAACAAGCACAGGCAAGAATCAGATTCTTGTTAGCAGCAATTCATTATTTAAAAGAGAGGATTTGAAGATATGGATCTCAAGAAATTAGCAACAAAACCACAGTTACTTAAAGTTGAACTCAATGATGAGGACATCATCAAAGAGTTTGGCGAAGCATTGGAATTTTATGTCTGGGATAAACAACCTTTGACTAAGTTTATTCATTTTGCCAACGCCGAAGCAGCCAACTTTGGTGACCTGGTTTCATTTTGTACGGATTTAATTTTAGACAGTGAAGGTCAGCCGGTAATGTCGGGAGACAATATTTTACCAGCAGGCATTCTAGTCAAGTGTGTCAATCGAGTAGTTGAACAACTGGGAAAGTAACCAACAGTTCACTGGACGAGGGTAGTGGTGAATTGTATACATGCATGATGTTAGATACATTAGGCGAACGTTATGGTAAACTACCCTCTGAAGTATTAGAGTTCGGTTCAACATTTGATCTTTGGGTATTTGATGTAGCCATGGGTTATAGAAACTTATTGGACAAGCGTAGTAAAGATAAGAGCGAAGGCAGGACAATGAATAGTCAAGAGGCTAGTCCAGAGTTAATTAAGAAATTGGAACAGTATCGTGTCAGCAAAAATAACAATTGATGATCAAGACTTTCAAAGGATGCTAAAAGATGTAGTGCCTGCACTTTTAACATCCTGGGGTCAGGCTGGCGAGTTTTATAAAAAGTCCACACCAGTTGCTCCAAAAAATGGTGGTAATGCACAAAGTAAAACTAGTACCAAGGATAATGTTATCACTGCTGATTATGGCTACGCTGCAAGATTAGATGAAGGGTGGAGTAAACAACGCCCACAAGGTATGAGTACGGAAACTGTTGAAGTATTCGAATCTCGTGTTAACCAGAACTTAGGTAAACTATAATGGCAAAAGAAATTAAAGTAATAATGACGCTGGACACCAGTGGGGTAGAGTCAGGATTAAAAAATGTTGATTCAAAGTTACAAGGTGTAAAGAAAAGTGCAGACGATACTGGTGATAGTTTAAAGACTGCGTTTAGTGTAGCGTTCTTAGCCGGGGCAGCAGTAAAAGTTGCAGAATATGCAGATGCTTATCAAAATTTAAAAAATAAACTCATGGCCTTTAGTTCAGGCCAAGAAGAAGCCAATAGTAAGTTTAGAGATATCACAGATATTGCTAAAAATACTCGCAATGATATTAGTGCTGTTGGTGACATGTATACAAAACTTAGTATTACTAGTAAAGAACTAGGTTTAAATCAAGCACAAGTAGGTAGAATTACTGAAACATTTGGCAAGGCATTGAAAGTGTCTGGTGCTAGTACACAAGAAAGTGCTAGTGCTATTAGACAATTTGGTCAAGCCATGTCTAGTGGTAAGTTACAAGGTGATGAATTCCGCAGCCTAATGGAAAACTCTCCAGTGTTTATGCGTAAACTTGCTGAGAGCCTAAACTTACCTATTGGTGACCTTAAAAAATTAGGTAGTGAAGGTAGAATTACAGCACAGACAATGGCTGCTGCCACTTTAAAAATGAGCCAGGATATTGATGAGCAATTTGCCAAAACAACTCCAACAATTGGAGATAGTTTGCAAATGATTAAAAACTCAGTAATTGTTTTATTTGGCAACATTCAAGAAAGTACTGGAATCTTTAGTAAATTTGCCGCAGCCATTGGGTTTGTTGCAGAGCACATTAGAATACTTGTACCAGTTATTGGTGTAGCATTAGTATCTGCATTAGGTGCGGCTGCACTGGCTATGCGTCGATTTGCAATGTCCAACCCTTTTACTGCCATAGCAATGCTTATCGGTGTAGTAATAGGTTATATATGGGACCTATCTGAATCTACTGGTGGATTGGGTAATGCATTTAAAACTATGGGTAATGCTGGTATTGACGTTGCCAATTCATTAATTAATGGCTATGCTGCATTCTTTGGATTCCTGGGAGATATGCTACCTGCGTTGGGTATGGCATTTGTTAATGCATTGAACCCATTCAGTGATAAGAGCAGCCTGGATATGATTAAACAATCATTTGGTTCTGCATTAGACAAAGCCAAGGCAACTTTTAACAGCGCAGGCCCGATTACCTTTAGATTTAAACTTGAACCATTTGAAAAGAAGGCACTAACAAAGCCGCCGGTTGGAGATTTAGGTGATCCTAAATTAGGCCCTGGTAAAGAAGATAAAGGTCTTGCAAAACAACTTGCACAAAGTCAAAAAATTATTGATAATATTCAGAATCAAATTGATCTAGCAAAAGAAAAGTTTGACATGGATATGAAAAATATCGGAGCCAGCGAACTTGATGTTAAATTATCTGAAGAACAATTAAAGATTGAAAAAGAACGTAAGAAAGATATTACTCAACTCAATAGTCTTGAAAAGTTAAATGCCGATGCCAAAGCAAATGCTCTTGATGTTATTAATTTAAAATATGATGAGTTAAAAAGTAAGTCAGAAGATTATCTTAGAACTATTATTAAAACAAGGCAAGAATTTACTCAGGGTAAACTATTAACAGCCATTGGCGAACAAGGACAACAAACACTTAAACAATTCCAACAACAACAACAGTTGGATCGTGAAATGTCAGCGGCCAAGAAAACAAATATGGCTGAAAACTTTGCTCTTGAAAATGATTACAATAACAAAGCCATTGAACTTAGACAAAAATATAAAACTGAAACTGATCCTGAATACGTTGCTGAATTAAAAAGACTACAAGAAATTCGTGATGCTAGAATAAAAAGTGTTGAACCAGTACAAAATGCAAGAGTCACTGAAGAAGTTAGAAAACAAAATGATCCTAGAGAAGGTGTCAAGAGTATTGTAGATCAATTGACCAAAGGTAATACTCCTTTCCAGGTAGCCGCAGACATGACCAGTAGTTTGTTTAATAATATGAATTCGGCATTGGATAACTTTGTTACCACTGGTAAGTTTAAGTTTGGTGACTTTGCTCGCAGTATTATCCAGGATTTAATTAAGATTCAATTAAGAGCACAGGCCACACAATTGTTAAGCATGGCGCTTGGTTCTATGGGATTCAGTTTGCCTGGTATACAACCTAAGGCCGCAGGTGGACCGGTCAATGCAGGCAGCCCGTACATAATTGGGGAGAAGGGAATCGAGTTATTCATTCCTCGCACCAGCGGTACTATTGTTCCCAATAACCAACTCAGCATGATGGGTAATAACGGTGGTGGCAACACCAATGTAACCTACAATATTCAAGCAGCAGATGCAGCAAGTTTCCGTCAGATGTTAGCCCGTGACCCAGAGTTCATTTACAATCTAACTGAACAAACACGCAAGAGTATGCCTGCAAGGAGAAGACAATAATGTCAATACAAACAATTATTGATCGTGCTGAAGCAATCAGTATTGATCACAGAAGTGTAGTAGCAACAACTATTACCCGTAGTCAGAAGATTTTAACTGCGGCTCGTAGCACAGTTAGACCTTGGCAGTTTAAAATTACTCCTACCAATGCCTATCGCTGGGATCTCAACCAAAATCGTGGCGTAGTTGCAGCCATTGAAAATATTGATCGACATACCAGTACTGTGATTACTCTCAGTAATAATCCAGGCATGACTTGGTTAGTGCAGTATCAAGGCGACTTAACATCTGGTGAACTTAGTGACATGACCATTAATAGTATGACTGGTACTACACTAATTCTTAATCTAGGTTCAACAGTGCAGTCATTGAGTAGCATTACAACATTATTCCGTGCTGGTGATATTATTCAACCAGCCAACAGTGCATATCCATATAAAGTTATGTTTGATGTCACACGTGGTAGTGGGGTAACTCGTACGCTTACACTGCATCGTGGCACTATACCTGAAGTAGGTGTAACCCTGGCTGGACAAACATTAAACATTGGTGTAGATGTAGATTGGCGTGTTAAAGTTGTGTCACTACCAAGTTATACAATTACGCCTGGACGTTTTATCCAATGGAGTGGCGACTTTGAACTCATAGAGGAAGTAATCTAATGGAATCGATTAGTCCACTACAAGGCACACACATTAACCAAGGTGTATTAGTTGAACTAAGCATCAGTAATAATGTTGGCGCTGTTACTACATATTATTTTAGCACAGCATATCGAGCAGTAACTTGGAGTGGACACACATACACTCCCTTAGGTGCTTATCTAAACATTGGTAATATACAAAGTGATATCAGTGGTACAAACGATGAAGTTACCATTGCACTCAGCGGCATTGAAAGTGCAATAATATCATTTGTATTAGATGACTCACAATATCGTATCAAGGGCAGTCCAATTAAAATTCGTCGTGCGTTCTTTAATCAGCAGACACAAGAATTAGAAAGTGGTCAAGTCTATCTGCGTTATAGTGGATATGTCACTAACTATAACATTTCTGAAGACTATGACCAAATTAAAGGCGATGCAGCCAATACTGTTACATTGCAATGTTCAAGTGTACACAGTATATTAGAAAATAGAAGGTCAGGTCGCAGAACAAACCCCACAGACGAAAAGTATTGGTATCCCAGTGATACTAGTATGGACTTAGTTCCAGGATTACACAATGCAAGTTTTGACTTTGGTAAACCTTATAAAGGCCCGGGTAATCCAATTCGTGGCGGAAGCGGCGGAGGCGGCAAAGGCGGCTCTGATGATTTTAATATTGAGCAACCCTAATGATTAGAGATGCCAGCAGATTTGATATACCGGACATCATTGAGATGTTCTTAGATTTTGCCGAAACTAGTGC